CTGAACATGCCGTTCAACATCGCGGCTGGCAACAGCTCGGGCTACAACTACGCCTCCGGTCGCCTCGACCATCAGACCTACTACAAGTCGCTGCGCGTCGATCAGGCGCAACTCGAAGCGACGATTCTCGACCGGATTCTGGCCGCTTGGTTCGACGAAGCGGTGTTGCTCGATAGTTACCTCCCCGACGGGCTCGGCCCGATCGCCACTTGGATTCACCAGTGGTTCTGGGACGGCGTCGACCACGTGGACCCGCAGAAAGAAGCCAACGCCCAGGCGACGCGGCTCGCCAATCACACGACCACACTCGCCCACGAGTACGCCCGCCAGGGACGCGACTGGGAAGAGGCGTTGCGGCAGCGAGCAAAGGAACTGGCGCTCATGAACGAACTCGGGCTCGCCCTGCCAGCGACCGCGCCGGCAGCCGTGCCCCCAGACAGCACGGAGGAAACCGATGTCGAAACGCTCGACGAACTCGGCTGAGAGCCGGCAGCTAAATCTGCTGGCCGAAGCCGTGCAGATGGAGGCCGCCGCCGGCGACTCGCAACCGCAGTCGCTGCGGCGGTTCTCGATGACGGCGTACACCGGCGGGCCAATGCAGTTGGCCGGCTGGCGATATCCCGTCGTGGTCGACCTCGCAGGACTGGTGGTCGGACGCCAGCGCCGGCCGATTCTGCTCGGCCATTCGCAGGACGTCGAATCGGTCCTCGGACAAACGGACTCGGTGTCGGTGGTGAACCACCAGCTGTTGGTCGCCGGCCAGGTCATGGGCGAGTCGCCCAAGGCCGCGCAGGTGATCGCACTGAACGATCGCGGCTTCGCCTGGCAGGCGTCCATAGGGGCGCGGGCCGACCAAGTCGAGTTCGTCGCCGAAGGAAAAACGTCTGTGGTCAACGGGCGAGAAGTCGCGGGGCCGGTGAACATCGCCCGCCGCGCGACGTTGGGAGAGGTCAGTTTCGTGGTGCTCGGCGCGGACGACAACACGTCGGCGCAAATCGCGGCCGGCGCTGCAACGAGTCAGGAGAAACAGGACATGGAATTCGCGCAGTGGGTGGAAGCTCAAGGGTTCACGGTCGACGCGCTCACCGATCAACAGGCTACGGCGCTCCGCGCGATGCACGCCGCTCAATCGCCGCAGCCGAAGGAGGGCGAACCGCCCGCCGCCGATCCGGTCAAGGATCTGCGCGCCGCGGCCGCCGGCGAGGTCAAACGCATCGCGGCCGTGCGGAAGGCTTGCAGCGGCAAACATCCCGACATCGAGGCCAAGGCGATCGAAGAGGGCTGGGACGGTAACCGCACCGAGCTCGAAGTGCTGCGGGCGTCGCGTCCCCAGGGGCCGGCGATCCACTCGCACAACCGCATGCCGAACGGCAAGGCGATCGAGGCGGCGCTGTGCCTCTCGGCCAAGATGCCCGAGGCCAAGGTCGCGACGTGGTACGACTCCCAGACGATGGAAGCGGCGCACACCCGCGACCTGCGCGGCATGGGCCTGCAGCATCTGCTGCATTACGTGGTCCAAGCGGCTGGTTCCTACGTGCGACCGGGGCCGCTCAGCGATGACGCGATCCGCACCGCGTTCGAAGCGGACCAGTCGCTGCGAGCGGCGGCGAACGGCTACTCGACCATTTCGCTGTCGGGCATCCTGTCGAACGTCGCCAACAAGGCGCTGCTCGAAGCCTACACGGCGGTGAACGGCGTCTCGGCGCAGATCTGCGCTCAGTCGGACGTCGCCGACTTCAAGCAGGTCACCCGGTACCGGATGACGGGCCTGGGGACGTTCGAGAAGGTCGGTCCCGATGGCGAACTCAAGCACGCCAAGTTGACCGAGGAATCCTACACGAACCAAGTCGACACGTACGGCAAGATCATCTCGCTGACGCGGCAGATGATCTACAACGACGAGCTCGGCGCGTTCCTGCAGATTCCCCGCATGCTCGGTCGCCAATCGGCGCTGGCCGTCGAGTCGGCGGTGTTCACCGTGCTGCTGTCGAACCCGAACAACTTCTTCAGCGTCGCGCACAAGAACTACTTCGAGGGCGCGGACACGACGCTGCAGATCAGTTCGCTGACGACGGCCGAACGGATGTTCGAAGAGCAGACGGACGCCGGCGGCAAGCCGATCCTCATCCGCCCGCGCTTCTTGCTCGTGCCCACGTCGCTCAAGGTCACGGCGCAACAGCTGATGACCGAAACACGGGTCAACGAGACCACGACCACGGACAAGCCCAAACCCGCGAGCAATCCGCACGCTGGCAAGTGGGAACCGATCGCGACGCCGTACCTCAACGCCCAGGGAATCAGCGGCAGCAGCGCCACCGGGTGGTACCTGCTCGCCGACCCCAACGATGTGGCGGCGATCGAGATCGCGTACCTGCGCGGGATGCGGACGCCCACGATCGAATCGGGCGAGACCGACTTCGACAACCTCGGCATGAAGTGGCGCGGCTACTTCGACTTCGGGGTGAACGTGCAGGACTACCGCGCGGCGGTCCGGTCCAAGGGCGCTGCGTAACGCTCGCGAGCGACGCGGTCCTCCATTCGTGAATCCATTCGACACCGGAGAACTCAATCATGGCGCAAGCCGAATTCGTGCAAGAAGGCGCATCGATCGACTACACCCCGAGCCAAGCGGTCTCCGCGGGCGATGTCATCGTGCAAGGAGATCTGGTGGGTGTGGCCAAACTCGACATCGCGGCCAACAAGCTCGGGGCCCTGGCGGTCACGGGCGTGTTTGACTTCGCCAAGGCCACGGGCGGGGGATCGGCGATCGCGGTCGGAGCCACGGTCTATTGGGACGACACGAACAACGTCGTCACGACGACCGCCCAAGGAAACAAACTCGCCGGCAAGTGTGTGAAAGCGGCGGCCGACGCCGACGCCACCTGTCGTGTTCGATTGAGTCAGTGAGGCGACGATGGTGGATCTGCTGGGAGCCGGCCTGTCATGGTTGACGAGCAAACTGAATGCTCATGCATCCCGCCCCGTGACGTTCCGCCGTGGCGCTCAGCAAGTCGTCGTGAATGCCACGCTCGGACGCAAGGACTTCGAAGCCGACACGCTCGAGGGCCGCCTCTACTTTCGCGCCAACGATTTCCTCATTCCGGCAGCCGACCTGGAACTGGAAGGCCAAGTCGTGCTGCCGGAGCGAGGAGACCAGATCGACGTGGCGTTCGGAGCCACGACGGTCACTTTCGAGGTGCTTGCCCAAGACAACCTTCCGCCGTGGGAATTCGCCGATCCGCACCAGTCGATGCTCCGCATCCACACCAAGAGGATCGCTTGAAAAGTGTCTCCGATGGAACTCACCAGCTGGACCCAGATCGTCGCGAACCTCGGCATGCCCGCCGTCATCGTGGGCGTGCTGCTGTACGTCGTCGTGCGGTACACCCCACAGGTTGTCGCCGCCCACTTGGACTTCGTGGCGACGGCGAAGAATCAGCTCGAACGCATTCTCGTTCTTCAGCAGGACCAATTGCGAGTGATCGAGGCGGTGCGAGAAGACGCCAGCTCGCGTCAACAGCTGTCACGAGCGCTGCGTCACCTGGCCGAAGCCGCACAGGAATACGTCCGTGGCACGGACAAGGAAGCGGCCGTGGCCCCGCACTTGGCCGCAATCCTCGAAGCCTGCGACGACTGAGGAACTCCGACCATGCCCGCCGCCATCCTCCAACTCGCCGATGCCGTGGTCGCCGACCTGAACGCCGCGACGTTCAGCCAGTCGTTCCTCGCGGCGCGGGCCTACATCCCGCGCTGGAAGTTGGAGGAACTGGCGACGATCCGCGTGACGGTGGTCCCGAAGGACGATGTGGGCGAACGAGCCAGCCGCTCGCAGTGGCAGGAGGACTATCAGCTCGACGTCGCCATCCAGCAGAAGCTGAGCAGCAACGAGACGGCACAGATGGACGGCCTGATCTTGCTCGGCCAGGAACTGGCGGACCACTTCAAGACCCGCAATCCGACCGGAGACCTCGCGACGCTCACCGCCGTCGCGTTCGCGCCGCTGTTTGATCTGGAGCATTTGGAAAAACACAAGACGCTGACCACGGTCCTCAATCTGACGTTCCGTGGCTGGAGGCCCTGACCATGACCGATCGTCCGATCGCCGGCTTCGAATGCAAGCTGTACTACAACACCGCCAACGTGGGCCAGACCGCCCAGTGGGTTGAGATCAAGAACGCCAAGGACGTGAACCTGCCCGACTCGGTGGAAGCGATCGAGGCGTCGGCGCGGTACTCGAAGAGCAAACGCTACATCGCCGGCATGTTCGATGGCTCGATCGAGTTCGGCTACCAGTACATCCGGGGCACGGACTCGGTCTTCGCCGCCCTCCAGACCCATTACCTGAACCGCGATCCGATCGAAATCGCGGCGGCCGACAACGACATGCTGATCGGCGGCACCACGTACAGCCGCGACTGGTACGTGATCACCAAGTTCGAACGCAGCGAGGAACTGGGCGGCGCGCGGGTCTACAACGTGACGCTCCAGCCGACCGTCGTGTTCAACAACGGGCAAGTAATCGAGAAGACGTACCACGTCGCGCCGGGCCCGACGCCGTAGTCGGACCGCCAGACCCCGTTTCGCTTTCCTTCGGCTCATCACGGAGAATGCCACGCTCATGGATCTGCTTCCCGCCCGCTTCACCGATCGACGTCGTCGCGAGTGGCGACTGGAACTGAACTACACGTTGGGCAAACATATCCTGGATGTGACCGGCCTGGATTTCATCAACGCCCACGATGGCAAGGCGCTGCTCGGCGTGATCCAGAGCGATGAAACGTTGGTGCAGGTGCTATGGTTGTTCTGCGAGGAGCAGGCCGCAGCAACCAATGTGGATGAATTGGAATTCGGCCGAGGCCTGGATGGGCTGACGCTCGAATTGGCGATCAACGCGCTCGAGGAGTGCGTCCTAAATTTCTGCCGCCCCGCCCGGCGAGCGGCCATCCAGGCCGTGCGGGAGAAGGCTCACGAGGTGGAAGCGGCGCAAGCGGAATTGGTGGCGACGAAGGTTCGCTCGCCGGCGCTGGCCCAGGCGATGGCGACGAAGATGGCGGAAGTGTCGCGGGAGATCGACCAACAACTGGCGACGGCGATCGCGACCTCTGGCGCAGCGGGCACCAACTCGCGGGCGTCGTCGGCGTAGCGCCCGGCCCTTACTCGCTCCGACAATTGACGTGGATGGCCGATGGCGTCGCCCAGGAGCGGTGGAACCATACGTCGCAATTGCTGGCCACGCTGTGCGAACTACACCGCAACCCCAAGCGACGCTCGCGACCTTTCACCGCCGACGAGTTTCATCCCTATCTGCGGACGCGTCGGCGCGGGACGCCGCTCACCGGCGAGCTTTTGCGAGCCCAAGCTCGCCGCTGGTTCGCCGAGCAAGCCCAGAAACGAAAGGCCGACGATGAGCTTCACGGTCAGCCTGAAAATCGTTGACGCCTTCTTCGACCGGCCGGCAGTGCTGAACCGGATGGAGCGGGCGACGGCTCGCTCGCTGGCGAAGGCCGGTGCATTCGTGCGCCGGCGAGCGATCTCCCGGTTGCGGCGACGGAAGCGTTATTCGCGTCCGGGTGAATCGCCGAGCATTCACAGCACCGATCGGTTAGCCACGCTGAAACGTATCCTGTTCGGGTTCGACGGGCGCTACACCGTCGTCGTCGGCCCGGTCGGGCTGAATCAAAAGCAATACGTCGCGGGCCGCATCACGGCGGGCACGGTCCCCGCGACGCTCGAATTCGGCGGCCAGGTCGG